AGAATCAAAGACATAGCTATAAAAGCAGAAAAGTATTTGAATATAAAAAGTTTTGCAGAAAAGTTTGAAGATTATATGGCAAAGGGTTATTACTCTTTGTCTACTCCTGTATGGATTAACTTTGGTAAACAAAAAGGTTTACCTATTAGTTGTTATGGATCTAATATAGATGATAACCTTGACAGTATATTAAATGCTGGACGTGAAATAGGCATGATGTCTAAATATGGTGGTGGTACTAGCGCTTATCTAGGTAATATTAGACCAAGAGGTAGTGAGATATCAACGGGTGGATATGCTGATGGGCCCATTCATTATGCTAGGATGTATGATACTGTTGTAGATGTCTGTAAACAATCTGAAGCTAGACGTGGAGCTTGTGCAGTATATCTACCAGTAGAACACTCTGACATAGATGAGTTTTTAAATATTGGTACTGAAGGTAATCCAATACAAAATTTACAGTATGGTATAACAGTAAGTGATACCTGGATGCAAGAAATGAAAGAAGGTGATAGGAAGAAGCGTAAAATATGGGCAAAAATAATTCAGCGTAGATCTGAGTTTGGCTTTCCTTATATTATGTTTAAAGATAATACTAATAATAACACACCTTATAAAGATCTAGGAATGGAGATTACAGCTTCAAATTTATGCTCAGAGATCCAACTTCCTACAGATAGTTACAACTCTTTTGTATGTTGTCTTGGTTCTATAAATTTATTGCATTGGGATGATATAAAAGAAACAGATGCAATTGAAATATATGTTTATTTCTTAAATGCTGTAATGGATGAGTTTATTATAAAAGCAGAGACAATGCCCGGCATGAAAAGAGCGTATAACTTTGCTAAAAAACATAGAGCAATTGGTTTAGGTGTTCTTGGATATCATTCATTATTTCAATCTAAACTTCTTGAGTTTGACTCGTTGCAAGCTAAAGGTTTAAACAATGAAATATTTAGAACTCTTAAAGATAGAAGTGAAATTGCTTCTAGAGAGTTGCACAATGATTATGGTTACACATCTCTTAGAGATGGCTATGCTAATACTACCCTTATGGCTATTGCTCCTACTAAATCTAGTAGTTTTATTCACGGTGCTGTATCAATGGGTATAGAACCAATCAAATCTAATTACTTTATTAAAGATCTTGCTAAATCTAAAACGGTCTATAAAAATCCATTTTTAGAGTGTGAATTAGAAAAGTACGGTTTGAACACAGATAAAACTTGGAAGTCTATACTTAGTAAAGATGGGAGCGTACAACATTTAGATTTCCCAACTAAACAAGTATTTAAGTCTTTTGTTGAAATTTCCCCAAAAGAAATTGTATTACAAGCAGCACAAAGACAAAAGTATATTGATCAATCACAGTCACTTAACTTAATGATTGATCCATCTGTATCTGCTAAGCAAATTAATCAATTGTATTTATATGCTTGGGAAGAAGGAGTTAAAACTTTGTATTATCAGTTTAGTAAAAGCAGTGCTCAAGATTTTGCAAGAAATATTCTTGAATGTGCTAGTTGTGAAGGGTAGTTTACTTTCTTAAACCTTTGTGATTATCAATTCTATCAAGAATTTTATTAAGTTCTTCTGTCTTTATTAGACCGGCCATAGAAGCATTTTTTAATGCACTTACAAGTTGTAGTATCATAAAGGGTACAACAACAACCTCGGATAGCCATCCTGTTCCTGTAAATCCTTTTTCAACCATTAGGACAACGGTTAGGATAGCTATCCACACAAAGGTATTTCTTGTTATTCTTAGAGCTTTATAAGTCTTAAAACCTTCTCTTTTTATTCCAGCCCAAATTCCAAACACACCATCTAACCATAATACAGAGCAAACAGCTAAGTATTGTTCCATGTTTTCCATGGATAAATTAAGAAAGTATGTACATAAGTATGTACAAAAAGCTGATATCCCCACTATAATTATTTTAGTTGTCATGTTATTACTTATTCATTTATACAGCCTTCAATTTCTTTTACTTTAAGTTTTAACTCATCAATGTCGCTAACAGCTTTTTCCTGGTATTTTTCTAAATATAATAAGCGCATATTTTGTTCTGCATCATCTGGCAAAGATCCTAGCTCTCCACGTGGCCACTTAATTCTAAACTCAGAGTTCATATCAAGCTCAGACTCCATACGCATTACATTAATACGTAATTGTTGTATTTCAGCTATTAATGTAAAATACACCCCTGCTATTGAAAGTAAACCAGCACAAATAGCAATAATAGTTTTTACATTGACGTTAAACTTAGTATCTTCAGATAACTCTTTCATAGTATATTATAGGATCTACACTATAATATACTAAAACTTATTGACACAACTTTATTTTGTATCTGCAAATTTGTCTTATTTAATAAAATAATTGTTCATTTTTAAATAAGCATCGTACTTTTGTATAGAATACAAAATAGGGATTACATCTTTCCAGTTTTTATAAACTTTAAGTTGTCCTTTTCTTGGTTTTTGTTGATATACAAAATTAGAGTTAGTTCTAAACTCCTCATCGCTATAGTATAAATATGCCATTGGTGTTGTTATACTTAATGATAATGCTTCACCTAATTCACCCATAGTTCGTGTTGCCGCTATTGGTGATTTAAACATTTGATATATTTGTTTTGTACCATCAGGTAATGGTGTAAACATTACAAGTTCTTTATAAGTTCTATCTGCTTGATATCTTAGTATGTTTTTTAATCTTTTGGTTGTATCACTATCATCATCATCACCAGCTAATAAACTTGATAATACTTGAGATAAAGCAAATGTAGATAGCATTATACCCGCCTCACCCATAGTTCTATAAAAACCATATAGTTTATTTTTAGCTCTTTGATCTAAATTACCACCTTCACCTGTATAACCATAAGCTTCCAAGAAACCTTTATCATATTTAGAAAATTCTTTATTGCCTTTTACTAACTCACCTTTAACATAAGCTAGAAACTTAAATGCAGATATATATCTTCCTTCCATCCAACCTAAGTTCTGATCAAAATATTCTCTCTGATATCTTGCTCTAATTGCCGGGGCAACCCATTTATGAAACTGAAAAGCCAGTTTACCTACAGTAGTGCTTTGCATAACCACTCTATCTTCTTTAGCATAGTTACCATGTATTTGTTTATTTACTTCTCTAATTTCGTTTCTTATTGCATATCTAAACTCATCTGTATAAGGTACTTCTTGACCATTTCTTTTTATAACGGTGTCAAACCCTTCTTTTACTTTATTTGTATGTGTTTCAGAATCATATACAAAAGCATCATATAAAGATAGTGATTCTCCTGTGCTGCTATTTTTAAGCTGAGTATCCATTAGGATTGCCATACCAACTTTTGTTTGGACATTGTATTCTGCAGCATCTTGGAATATATATCCCCATTCAGTTGCTTTAGCAAACCAGCTTTTTCCTCCACTTTTATCTGATGTTTGCTCGCGTAAATCTGACATATTATCCATCATTCTAAACATATCAACAAATGCTTCATATTTACTATTTGGTTTTTTAGCATCATATGTTGAATTCTTTAAACCGGGAACTAAACCAAAAGTCAATACATCACCTAAATCACCAACAACATAAGAAGACCTTTGGACTAAATCCGGAACTGCCCTTTTATTAAATTCCCAAGTTGCTCTTCTATATGCTTTCTTACTAAAGAACCTTGAGCCAAGCATTTCTATATTATTGTTAATCCTACCAATAACATAGTTATTAAAGTTACCAAATGGGTTAAATGCTACATAAGATAATGAAGATAGCTGAATCAATCCATCAGATATTTTATCCACTGCGCCTTTGCTCATGGAATCTTCTTCATAGTATGTCATAGACATCCATTTCTTTGCTTTCCTTAATATATTAGAATCAGCACCTTTTATTATACCTCTTTTCTGGAAAACACCATCTACTCTTGTTCCTGTTGTTATTGCAGGATCAGCGGGTTGATATTCTCTTTTTTCAATCACCTTTATAAAAGCAAGAAGAGTATCTTCAATAGTACCCATGACTTCATAGTTTTCTGCCATAGCACTAAACTTCATTAATGATTCACCAAGATCTCTACTAACTTCATTTGTTGCCGGTTGAGCAAGTAATTTTGACTCTTTACCTTTTAGTTCAGCAAGATCTCTAGAGTAAGCAGTTGGACCAACTAAACCTTTCTTTTTCTTATCTTGTAAAGTTGTTATTTGTTTTTGTATATTTTCTAGCTCACCTTCAAGTCTTGGTCTACCAACATAATAAATAGGCAATGAGCTTATGAGATTTCCATTTTCATCTGTTACTACACCGCGTTGTTGAGAAGTTGTTTGAAATATTTTCCAAGCATCATTTCCAACTGTTTTTGCATATGCTCTTGTAAAGAAACTTGGACGCTTCTTAAGATCTTCTACAAAGTTATTCTTTACTAAAGGAGTGTTGCCTACCATTTGAGACATTATTCCTACTGGTAGTTTTTTTAATAAATCATTTTCGTATAAATCTATATACATTTCATAGAATTCTTTTTGTGCTTGTCCTAATGCATCCGTAGGATTCATTATAGATCTATATTTAGCACTAGCCATATCTCTACCATCAGCAGTTTCTAAACGTACTTCACGGTACTGTTGTTTTACAGCTCTAAATGTTTGTCCACGCACTACCACACCAGTTGGATTGCCTAATGAGTTACGTAGTGCTTTAGTATAGTCAATTGTATCATAATATTTTGCTTCATATATTGAATACTCTTTATCTGAAATAGTTCTTGAATTCTTTCTTCTCCAGGTTCCATATGGATTGTTATCTGAACCTGGTGTCCAATATTCATATTTATTTCTTTCTTGTTGAAAGTCAGATGTATATCTGTGATACATACCATCAACTAAATCACCACTATCATCTTTTACTTCGGCTGCAAAAAACTGACTAAATGCTCTTTTATTATTTGCCAATTTTATATTATAATCAATATCTTCTTGTGATGCCGAGTCTAAATCAGTAATATCATTATAAAGATAAGGGTGACCTTCGTTATCATAAAGTACATTACGTAATTCATCTTGTAGATCATAATACTGTTGACCAATAGGTTTAACATATCTTCCATCAGACTCATGCATAAAATCATAAATCTTTTGTCTATCATTTGTGGGTGAAAGTTTAAGAAGCTTATTGGCTTTTTGTCTTACAATTTCATTCCTTGCAGCTATATTATCTAACAATCTTTGCTTTTTGGCTTTAAATAACTTATCCATTACTGCAAGTAAAACTTTTGGAGAAGTTGCCATATCTCTAGTTTGTAAAGCAAATGAATCAATATCTTTAACTCCATTACCTTCTATTATATCTATAAGGTCTTGTTCAGTAAATGCACTACCCGCACCACCAAAATCATTATTAGAATTAAGTCTTACTTGTTCGGTGACAAAGTTGGACACTGCTTCATTTATAATACCCGCACCATCTGTTTGACTACCAGCTAACTTATTTAAAGAAAGTTGTAGTGATAAGAGTAAAGATCTTTGCGTTGCATTTAATTCTCCAGATTCTTCAATGGAGTATAATCCTTCAAATGTTTTGATGAACCTGTCAAAATTATTTACATAAGTAATAAACTCTGGTTTAGCAAAGTTCTCAGGATTTTCAACATATTCTGTAAATGCTTTAATTTGTTTAAGGGCATCTCTTAATAATGCTGAATAAGCTTGAGATTGAGATACAGGACCTTCTGCAATAGCAATGCCAATATATGCAAGATGACTTGCAATATCCTCCTTCATATCTTTTTCACTTCTATCCATAAAAACGCTGCTTCTTATAGAATCAAGTGCATCCCTTTTCTTAATTAAACCAATTCTATAACTTTGAAGCGCACCAAATATGGTATTATATTCAGGATAATCATTTATATCTATATTATCTGCTACTTCTTCATCTTTCTTAAATTGATCTTCTGGAACAAGAGTAAAATATCCGAATGGTGCATTATATTGATCTGCAATTGCTTCTTCAAGCTTTTTTCTTTTGTTTGCAGAATCTAATGACTGAGGAACAATCATATTTACCATATCTAAATTCTGGCTAGGCGGGTGATCCACAACACCATCTGCTTTAATATTCCCACCAAACTTTTGATCTTTACCTTTACCAGTTATATCTGCTACAAAATGTATGGTAGCAGCTGCATAATCACCTTCATATACTTGATACCCCATATTTTCAGCCATCCTTCTATAGATGTTCACCTGTAAATTGTGTTGCTCTCTAGTAGATAATGATTGAACTCCTTTCTGATATAGTAAGCTTTCAGGACTTAAGTCCCAAGATTTATCATATTTTTTAAGTGTTAATGATCCACCTTTAGTTGGTCTAAAGTATTTAGATTGAATTGAATTTTTACTTGTCTTTAAATCTAATATTCTAATTTTACCATTCTTATCAATAATCATTAGATCAACTGTACCTGCTGTTTTAGTAGCATCATCAAATAAGACCACCTGTGACAGTGCTATTGAGTCCTCCGGCATCAAAAATTTTAAACTTGATTCTAATTGATTATATACTTGATTAGCAATTTCAGGTGTAAGTAAACTTAAACTTACAGTATCTAAAGCTTCTCCGGCAATAATAGCATCTAGTAAAGCATCTACATCATTCCCTAAATCAAGATTTAATTGTACATCTTCTTGATTTTTTAGTTTTCCTTTTATGGCCGTGGTAACAGAAGTATATTGTTCACCAGTATTTATATTATAATATGTATGATCTTTTTCATTAAGAATAACAATTGATCCATCAGAAGTATCTTTTAGATTTACTGATAAAAAATCAACATCTGTTTCTGTTGTTTGTGCAACATGAAACATTTTATCTAATATTATTTTTTGTACACCATTTGCTGAATTCCTTTGTATATCTAAAGCTTTTTTCTTTTGTGGAGAAAGGTTATATCTAATTTTACCATTAACTCTTTTATCAAGTTTAAATTCTATCCCTTCTGTGTTTAAGAGTTTAGCAAGATCTGTAAAGTTAGTATTTGAATTTATTGCAGATACTGGTACAGCTCTTCCTGTAAGATATTCATTCAAGTTATTTATAACATTCATAAACCACTCTAATGCATCTCTAATTAAATCTGAAAATTTACGCGTTGGTGTAGTTTCATATTCTTCTCTAAAATGTCTGGCTAATGCTTGTGTAACTATTTCTAAGTTTCTATCTGTTTCGCTAAAGCGTCTTTCTTTATTATATGAATCAGTGATTTCCTGAACCATGTCTGGAAAATTAATTCTTGCTTCAGCTAATAAATTGTCAAATAAATCTTGATTGTCTACTTTAATTGCATCTATAAATGGATGCAGCATCTCTTCAATTGCTACTTCATTTGTTACTCTTCCTTTTATCAAATATGCCACCCCATCCACATAAAAAGATCTAACTTTATCAAAAGGAACATTGCTTTTTTTCCATGATGGCATTTCATTATACATTGCTTCAGCATCAGAAACGGATAGCATTTGAACATTTACTTGAGGAAACATTCTTTTAAGATGCATTACAACTGCTCTTGCTCTAGGCGTGTCCCAAGCTCTTGATGATTCAATCATATCTTTTGTTGTAAACAAATCTTCATTTACAATTATTCTATATGATTCTGGTGTTCTTTCAATGCTTACTCTATTTTCTGGAATATTATTTATAGAAAGATATCTTTTAAGTCTTTTTAAATTACTATTCAAATAAAATTCATCATACTCTTGAGTATTGGGATTTGAATTATTTAGATAAAATTGATTTTGAAAACTATGACCTATTCTTTCACGTCTTAAATTATTCAATAAGCTTTCTGAAAAATTTCTTTGCTTTAAAGAAAATAATAATTTTTGATTGTTTACAAAATCAGCTGCCTCAAGTACAGTAGGAAAAGTATCTACGTTATTAAGATCTTGCCATTGATTAATAACATTATTTGTAGCAATTTCTGTTTTGTATACATTCTGCAATACTTTATATTCTGCAGTATTTTTATTAGGACATCTAGCCATGACTTATAAGTTACATTTTTTAATTTGATCTATAAAACTCTCTTCGCTTTCATAAATTCCATTGTTGTATTCAGCAATAAGATCTTCCAAAGATAGGATATTATTTTCTCTTAAAGATGCCATTGCTTTTTTATTCCCTTGTATGTTAGCATCCCAAAAATTAGTAATAGTTGTAAATTGTTCTTCCAGTTCCATTTCAAAATCTAAAGTTAACTGGCTTTCTACTTCATCTACTTCAGGCAATGATGTATCTATATTATCAATAACGTTTGCTTCAAGTTCGCTTTGATCTTGAGCAATTTCATTTAATCCAAGCTGTTCTAATAGAAATGCTATATCAGCAACATTAGTCATAGCTG